CTAGAACAACAAAGAGGGCTTCAAAGCCCTCTTTTTTTTACTTGACGTAAGCCTAAAAATGGTTTATCTTATGGACTGTGTCTTGTGATAGTATACATCTTTCTAAAAAAATACGGATTAAGAAGCCAATATTAGTTAGGTTTTGTAATATCTTTTATTATGATTGTGATAGCCTTACTTTTAAAAGGCCTAAGTCTTTACGGAAACCAATTTTAAAAAGATTGCCAGATTTATTTCTTTACAGAATTAAAGAAAGGTCAATTTTAGATATAAATAGGGAAATTATACGAAAGCATCTTCCAGTGCCTAAAGTTGGCAAAATTAGGCCTTTTTGGGTAAGAGAGATAACTTTTTTAAATCGTTTAAGAAAAAAATACCCCGACAATGATTTTTGGTTGAGAATTGACTTTAAACCCATACCATATGACAAAACAAATAAAAGTGGAAGATTAATATATTTAAAAACATTTGCTCAATTTTTTCAATTTCCATTTCAAGATCAATTGAAGCAAAAATATGTTGAATTTCACTTTAAAGTAGAGACGGTAAAGGAAGCTGTTGTTTATGATAAAAAATTTGGAGAGGACATAAAAACACAAAGCACAATAAAAACAATAAGGAATTTTTTAAATGGCTAGAACAAAAAAGACAGAGGCAAGTAAGGCATTAACTCCTAATGAGTTAATAAGTTCTTTTCTTAAAAATAATGAAAAAGATCATTACAACTATGAAGAAGAGCACGATTATAAAGTTTCAAGTGGAAGTTTAGTAGTAGACTACGAGTTAGGAGGAGGAT